CAACGATGGTGATTATGACGAAGAATCAGGATATGTATCCATCAAGTGTGACTTCTGCAATGGGTTCACTGAAATGGAAATGCGGCATGGAACTATCTATGGAAGTAGATGCCGTCACTGTGGGGAAATGCCATGACCACAGATCAAAGAATTAATTTAATGGCTTCTGAATGGCATAGCGAAGATTATGCAATGCCAGTCATCTACATGGATGATGACTTTGAAGCCCCAGCGAATGTACATATCCAATGCTTTCAATGTGACAAGCAGATGTATGGATATATGCATGGAAGTTTGAACATGTTAGAACTAATGGTGAAAGCCTGTGATGAATGTTCAGATAGTTAAACAATATCTAACTGTGAAAATAACAAAGATATAATTGGATAGTGATAGAAGAAATATATTGGTGTGAACCATGCGATCTAGTCAATTGCCCTATTCACAGGGGGCAGTTGATTGGATGGGTGGAACACGCTGATTCAGGGGTAGATGAAAAGGCTTTACGACAGTAGGCAGTACAGACAGAACAGGGCAATAGTCCTTAAACAGGCTAACTATGTCTGTTGCTTCTGTGGTGGCACAGCAACGACAGTGGATCACATAGTTCCTAAGTCAATGGAAGGTTCATCCAACAAGATTGGAAACCTTCGTGCCATGTGCATTAGTTGCAATTCAAGTCGTGGCAATGAAATACGCAGTAAGAAGCGTAGAACCACACGCATAAATAACAAATGGTTCTAAATATCCAATATGGGCGTTTTTCTGTGTATTGCTGTTCACCTACGCCCACATGCTGAAAAATTTTTTCGCAAGGAAAATGAGATTCAGCCAAACAGCAGGAAGAAGGATTTATGACACAAACAACTGGATTTGGTAAGGGAAGACCTTCCAAATTTGAACTGATTTCTACGGATAATCCGTTAAACGCTTTTCTTAATTCGGAAAAGTCCCTAGATGAAGCGATTTTGGATGCAATTAATAGTGCTGACTGGCTAGGTGCTGAAGATGAAGGTTCTGCACTATTGGCAGTACACCTTGCAAGGCAGTTAGTCCTGCAAGAACAGAGAACACATCAGATTGCACCTGTCCTAATCTCCCTATTAGGGAACCTAGGACTTCTATATGGCACACGCCAACAATCATCTTCAGATTCTGTTGATGACTTCCTTCAAGAATTAAGGTCAAATGAAGTGGCTTCCAACTAGGTACACGAAGCCCCTAAGTGAAGACTTTCCATCTTCAGGCGATACCGTCATTGGTATTGCTGAAGCCTTTATAAGACTGCCTGAACGCAATAACGACAAGTTAGTTCTTACTGAATGGCAGAAGTGGCTGATTAGGTCAGTATTAGAGAGATACCCCAAAGACCATCCTGATCCTGAAAAGGCAGGAAGGCTTAGATACAAACAGGTAGTCATATCCATTCCTAGAAAGAACGGAAAAAGCCTTCTAGGGTCGTTATTCGCTTTATACGGATTGGTTGCACATGAATCAGGTGCAGAAGTTATATCCGTTGCATCCAGTGCTGACCAAGCAAACATTGTTTATAGAAATGTTCTAAATCAGATCCTAAACAGTAAGTATCTAAAGCCACGATTTAAGAAGGCTACTGAAGGCAGGGGTATCTACACATCTGATGGAACTGGTCGCTATATCGTCATGGGAAATCGTGCTACTTCAGCACAGGGAATGCACCCTTCTATGGTCATCTTTGATGAATTGCATGTGGGTAAGGCAGACCTATGGACGGCGATGGCACTAGGTAGTGCAACAAGACTTGATGGAATCGTCCTAGGCATTACAACGGCAGGTGATGACAATTCAGAACTTCTGAACAACCTTTACGCCAAAGGTGACATTGCCATGACTGGAAATCCTGACTTGGAACGATTTGGATTCTTCGTATGGGAAGCACCTGAAGGATGTTCACTTGATGACAGGGAAGCAGTAGAGAAAGCCAACCCTAATCTTGTTGAAGGTCTACTTCAGTGGACGAATGTGAAGACTGAACTTGCAACAATGCCTGAATCAGATGCAAGACGATACAGACTGAACCAATTCGTCCCTTCATCAGATACATGGATACCAAATGGACTTTGGCAAGCCCTAGAACATGGGGAAGTTGATAAGACCAAGCCTGTTTGCATCGCCGTAGATAGAACTATGTCTTGGGATCACGCTTCCATCATGGTGGGGCAGAAGACAGACGATGGCTATATCACTGAACTTGTCGCTTCTATTTCAAGACCTGATAAGAAGAAACTATTAGATGTTTGCCTTCAATTGGCATCTAGTCATCAGGCTGTATTTGCCATAGATGGATATATCAATGCTGAACTGGCATTTGAACTGAAACAGCGTGGGATCAATGTTCTTCAAATGTCCCTAAAAGACCATGTTCAGGCTTCAAATATGGTTTTCGCAAACATCATTAACAGCAAAATTAAACATTCACATGATCCATTAGTTACGAATCAGATCACAAATGGTGTTCGTAAAAATGTTGGTGATTCATGGCGAATTACTAGAAAAGACAGCATCACAGATATGGATGCGGCTATTGCAACCGTCATGTGTATTTGGGGATCAGATCAAGAAGTGTTTGCACAACCAATGGTTCATTGATTTTCTGAAGTAAGAATTAAAAGACGGTATAATAGGAGAAGGAATATGGGAATCTTTAACAATTTATTAAATAGAAAAACAACGGTAACGGAAGAAAGAAGCGTTAGTGCTTTTATACCTAGCCGTACAGCAACAACCATCACTATGGATACAGCCCTAACACTGGGTGCTGTCTATCGTTGCGTAAATATCATTGCCACATCAATTTCACAGTGTCCAGTACAGGTGTTCAGAAATGAAGTGACACCCATTTCCATTCCGTCATTTATTTCACAGCCAACACTAGGAACAAGTCAGAGAAGTTTTCTTTTCAAGACTGCCACAGGTCTTGCGTTAGATGGTAATGCCTATTGGCTTATCACACGCAAGCCTGATGGTTCTCCCATCAACATTGAAGTATTACCTGTTGGTCAGGTATTCGTTGAAACACTGGCAGATGGTTCTATTCGTTATGTATACAACGGACAAACACTTGACCCATCTAACCTTCAGCACTTAAAACTGTGCGACATTGCAGGTAGACCAACAGGTCTTGGTGCAATTCAAGCGGCTAGATTAGATATTCAGAACGCTATAGATATTCGTAACTATGCAACAGAATTCTTTTCAGATGGGGCTGTTCCTTCAGGGATTCTGTCTACAGACCAGCACCTGAATGGGGAACAAGCAGAATCACTTAGGGATAGATTCGTGGCTACACAGTCCAAGAACACCCCTGCAGTGCTTAGTAATGGCTTGGAATATCAGCAACTAACACTTAGTCCAAGGGACTTACAGTGGCTAGAAGGAAGATCATTTTCAGTCCAAGACATGGCAAGAATCTTTGGTGTCCCAGCAAGTTTCTTACTTGCTTCAAGTGGGGACAGTCAGACATATGCAAACCTAGAAACAGTAAACAGGGCATTCGTAAATTTCACACTTATGTCCTATTTCGGTGTCATTGAAGATGCCTTTTCAAGTTTGCTACCAAGGGGAACAACGGCGAAGTTTTCGCTGGATGCATTCCTGCGTGGTGACACTTTGACACGCTACAACGCATACACACAGGCACTAAATGCTGGGTGGATGACTATTAATGAAATCAGGGCATTAGAAGGTTTAGAAGAAATATCTGATCCACAACCTAACCCTGTGGAGAATACAAACAATGCAGATGGAACACAGAGAATTTGAAGTTCGCCTAGCGAATGAAGAAAATCGTGAAGTAACAGGGATAGCCGTTCCCTATAACGAAGTAACAACAATTGGGCGAATGAAAGAACGCTTTAGCCCCAATTCAGTGGTGACAAGCAAATTGCCCAAGTTGTTCTACAACCATGATGAACCAATCGGCAGGGTTCTAAGTCTTGAAGAAAAGGCAGATGGCTTACATGTCACTGCAAAGATTTCTGACACCAGATCAGGTCAAGATGCATGGCAACTAGTTAAAGATGGTGTTGTAAGAAGTTTTTCAGTCGGTTTCATACCTGTTGAACATTCACTTGATGGTGATGTTGTGGTTAGAAGCAAGATTGATTTGAAAGAAATATCCCTAGTGGCATTACCTGCCTATGACGGGGCAGTAGTTACTGAATTCAGAAATGAACAGCCTACTGAAGACAAATTAGGAGAAACAGAAAATATGGAAACACAAAATACAGAATCTGTTGATCTAACACCTGCAATTGAAGACTTAGACCGTCGCTTGGCAGTAGTTGAATCAACAAAGATCATCACACCTTCCTATTCAGTTCGTTCATACGGTGACTATGTAAAGGGCTTAGTAAATGGGGAAGAAAACGCAAAGATGGTCCATCGTGCACTTACAACAGTGTCAGATGTATCAAGCATCGTTCGTGACCAGTGGATCAATGACATTCAGGGGATTGTTGATTTAGGAAGACCTGCAGTTAATGCATTTAGTTCTATGTCACTACCTTCAAGCGGTATGTCAGTCCACTACCCAAAGATTTCCCAGATGCCTACTGTAGGTATTCAGGCAAATGAAGGTGACGAACTTTCAAACACAGAATTTACAATTTCATCAGGCAGTGCAAATGTGAAGACAATCGGTGGTGCTAATTCAGTATCCCGTCAGGTCATTGAAAGATCTGACCCTTCATATGTAGATGCCCTATTCCGTATGCAAGCAATTGCCTATGCGAAGAAGACAGATCAGGAATGTATTGCAGTCCTGACGGCAAATGAAGAAGACTTTGGAAATGCATCTGCATCTGCAGGTACAGCGAATGCTTACCTAACTGCAGTTGCTGACCTTGCAGTACACATCTATAAGAATGGTGGGCTTCAGGCTAACTTCATTCTTGTATCAGGTGATGTATTCAAGGAACTTGCAGGACTAGTAGATGGCGTAGACCGTCCACTATTCGCCGCTTTGAATCCTTCAAATGCGATTGGTACTTCAACAATTTCAACACTTCAGGGAAATCTCTTTGGACTTCCTGTAGTAGTAGATCCAAACCTAGGTAGCGGAAAGATGTATGTAGCGTCTTCACAAGCACTTACAAACTGGGAATCTTCAGGTGCACCATTCAGAATCTCACAAGATGATGTTTCTGCACTTACAAGTGACTTTGCGGTTTACGGATACATGGCAACCACCCTTAACAATGTTAATGGTATTGGTGTCGTTACATTTTAATTAGTTAGGGGTTGGGTTATGACTTGGGAAGATTTGAAATCTTATGTAGGTGCTACTGACGGTGATGATTCATTCGTTGAAACATGCTGGGATGAAGCCAATTATCTAGTCAATAACTTTGCAGATGCTGATTTAGTACCTGAAAAGTTAATGGGTAGGGCTTACCTTGAATGTGGTTCTGAACTTTATCATCGCCGTTCTGCACCCAATGGAATTGCACAATTCACAAGTTATGACGGTTCTCCAATGAGAATCGCAAGGGATCCAATGACACCTGTGTATGCGTTACTTAGAAGGTATATATCACCACTATGACCTTAAATGTATTGACACAATCAAAGGCTGTTCTTGCGGAATATCTTGAAGATGCTGGAATTAAAGCAGAATTCTTTGTTCCACCACGCATAACCCCACCCCTAGCCATCATTTCCCCAAATTCACTTTATGTGCAACAAGGGGACACCTTCCAAAGTTTTGAAGTAGGAATTGAAATCACACTGATTGCACAGACTGCTACAAATGCGAAAGCAACTGAAAGTTTGGATGAAGCGATTGTCACTGCTATAGGTGCAATTCCTGCTTCATGGAATATCGCAAGTGTTGAACAACCTTTTGCCTTGCAAACAGGTAACGCAGAATATCTAGCGACCAGACTAAGCGTTACAACACAAATATCAATTTAGGAGAATTACACATGGCATCAAGCACAAGAATTAAGGGCAGAGATCTTATTCTCACCATTGACGGTTCTGACATTGCAATGGACGCAAGTTCAATTACATTGTCTAACGAAGACAAAGATGGAGAAGTAAGAACATTTGCTGACATTACGCCACCTAAGCAGTGGTACTTTGAAATTGAAGCAATCCAAAGCACTGACACAAGTTCATTCTGGTCAGCACTATGGGATCTTGACGGACAAGAAGGTATTCCTTATGTCTTCAAGCCACATGGAAATGTTTCACCAACATCATCACAACCACACTTTTCAGGAACTGTGACCATCAAGGGGAAGCCACCTGTTGGCGGATCTGCAGATACAACCTTCACATTTACCTACCGTTTGGACTGTGACCAAGAACCACTGATTGATAGGGACTAAATGTCATCAGGCGTTGTAAAGATTGAAAATCTCAACAAGATTCTTTCAGGTTTACGCAAGGCAGGCGTGAATGCACAAGATTTAAAGGTAGCCACTACAAAGGCATCTGCACTTGTGCTTCCACCTGCTAGGGCACTGACCCCTGTTAAGTCAGGTGAATTGCAACGCACAGTGAAGGCTTCTAAGGCTAAGAACAAAGTAGCCATATCTGCAGGTACACCTACATCAACCCCATATGGGGCAGTGGTGCACTGGGGATGGAAGAAAAGAAGCATTGAACCAAATCCTTGGCTATTGAAGGTTAGGGATCAATATGAAGATGAAGTAGCAGACATATATGTGACTGAACTACAGCGATTAATAGATGAAAACTTAGATGGGATTAAATAATGAATATTGAAGAAATTACATTGGCTGAAATGGCTGAAATTGAAAAGAAGGCAAATGCCCCTATCGCTTGGTTATCTGATGATGACAAGCCAAAGGCAACACTTCTTCAAGCACTGAACTGGGTTGTACAGAAGCGTACTAACCCAAACTTTACCTTTGAAGATGCAGGCAAGACACCTTTGAATGAAATTAACAAACTACTTGAAATATCAGATGAACTAAAAAAATAGCAGGTGCTGAAACTTCAGCACAGCGACTTGCAAGATTTTGCTTGGCAACAGGCATGGCACCTTCAGAAGCAAAGAATCTGACGGTACTTGAATACAACGCATTTATTGATGCATTAGGAGAACAACAACATGGCTAAAGGTGCAGTAGCAAAAGTAACCTTCGTGGCAAACGCCAAGTCATTAGTTGGTGCTACTAAGCAGATTAACAAAAACTTAGGTTCATTGACTTCT